TCCATACCATCTTGTATAGGCTTAAAGAAAAAAGGATAATTATTAGATATAGGAACTACCTTATCGGTAAACATTTTTTTAGCATCAGCTCCAGTTTTAGAAAGAATACCTATTCTAGCATCTTTAGTTATTGTTCCAATATTAGCGCATTCTTCACTTCCCATATAAGAAAAACCAGATCTTCTAATTTTTAAATAATCATTACCGAAAGATCTTTTATCTGCTTTACAAGCTTCCCAGTGAATAAAAAATATTCTATTTGCTTCCCTAAAATCAGGAAGGCCTACATCTATTTTTGTGTGCTGAATATACATCCAATGAGAACCAGTTATATAAGTTGGAACGCCATTGTTTTTAAACCAGTAACCTTTTTCCCTGTAATCAAACTGTTTTTCTATATAATCAACCCATTGATTTTTAAAGCTAGAAGACGTATTATGCCATTGAAATATAGATTTTATTTTAGTTAAAGCTTTTGGTATTTCTTGAGCCTTCCAGTATTGTTCAGAAGAAACTTTACTTTTTATATAAATATCTTTTTCTAAAAGAGGTAGAGCTATTCTTAATCCTTGAATAGAAATAATATCTCCTATTTTTCCAGACTTAGAAATAACAACAATATCGTATTTTTCATTAAACCCATATTTCCAAGATTTAGCTTTATTTTTAGTAGCTAAAACATTATTAGGAATTAAGTCTACAATTTTTATATATAATTTATGTTGATCTTGATTCAGCAAATCCTTTTGGCGCGTTATTTGTTTTATTATCCACTCCTTCTATTTCGTCTTTTTCTTCTTGAATTCTTTTTAGTATTTCAAAAGCATCAAATATAGCTAATTTTTTAGTTGCCGCAGCATTCTTTAATTTATCAGCTGCTAATTCATCATCTTCTCCATACTTTATAATTTGCTCTTCAGCAACTTTTATTAATTGTTGAACAGCTTTTTCTCCAGCTTTTATAATTTGAAGTTTAATTTTTTTTACATCCATTTCATTTAAATTTATAAAACATTACAAAAACTTTTCTTCCTTCTTTCCAACCCTCATTAGGGTATTTACTATGAAAATAATTTGCTGGGTATGATACTAATCTATTAGGCTTATAATCAACAACTTGTCTTAGTTTCCACTTAGTTAAATCATTTGAATCTAATTTAATCATAGTGTCATACTCTTCATTTGTGCAATTATCAAAAAGTTTTTCTCCATGAATATGATGATTCCAAAAAGCAGTACCATGCAAATCAGTTCTTCTTTTAGGAGAAAGATAAAAAACTAACGCTCTATCTGGTTTTTCACCATTAACAATTAAATCAGAATGTATTCTCCAAGAAGCATCAAGCTGATCTGTAGCTACTCTAAAAAAAGATGTTATGTTTGATAATTTTTTACCTTCTATTTTTTCTAACTTTTTAATAACATAATCATCAAACTTTTTGTTTGAAGGCTGAACATAAAAAAAAGCATTACCTACGTCTACTGGAATAAATTCTTGACTGTTTATAGAATTATTAATCTCATTAAAATACTCTGAATCCAAAAAACCATCTCTGTGATATATCATAACACAACAGTGATATTATCAGTAAACATTCTATAAAGCAATTCGTCATCAACAAGAAATTCATATTCAGAATCAGGCTGATACAAAACCACATCACCAACTTTTACACCTTTGTCTAAAAGATCTTGATTTATATATTTTACTGTTCCAGTTAATGGTTCGTATTTAGAACTTTTTTTAAGATAGCCATCTTTTGACTCTAAAGGCTTAATAAAACAATACTTGTCATGACCTATCCATTCGCTTTTATTTTTATACATATAAAATTGATCTGGATCTACGAGAAACAAATTGTCTTTAAAAAAACTTTTACCGCTTTTTCTATTACCATACATATCATTATAAAACTTAAAAACATTATGATGAACCAAAAGAGTGTCACCTTTTTTTATTGGGCCATTATAATTAATAGGAGTAGAAACAACTACTGCAAAACGATTGGAAGAGCTATGATCTTCTTCAGAAGAGCTTGTAATAAAATTTTTATTTCCGTATTTTTTTATGTTATCATATCGCCTGCCCTTTTTTGGACTGACAATAAAACTATAAGGAGATTTCATTTAATTTTATTTAATTTACACTAATTTCTTTTTAGCCTTTTCAATTGGTTTTTTATTAAATACACTTGGTGATTCTTTTTCTTCTTTTGACATTTTTTCCCAAAGTATATCTTTCCAATCTTTTTGAATTATATTTTTCATATTAAAAATTAATATTATACTCTAAAGATATAGGTAATGTATTTTTAAATTCTTTCCAAAGAACAACCTCATCTCCTTTTATTATCCATATTTTATAAGAATCAAAATCGTAAAGAATATGTAATATATGATAAGATCCTCCAAGAACATTTTGACCAACAATATAATGCATTGCATTAGATTTATAATCAGATCCTATAGAGATTTTTCTTATATCCATTTTATAGTGGGTAACTTCTAACTTCAACCCATACATCAGAAGCTCCAAAGTCTTTTTTTACTCCAATTCCAGCAGTAGAAAGATCAAAATTTATTATTTTTATTTCAGTAGAGGTTTTTCTTTCAGCAATTGTTTGTTCTGGATAAGTTCCACCACCAGCACCATTTGGAGAGGCTGTAACATTTGGATTATTTACCAAACACATTATATACCCTTCTGTCATTGATGCACTAGAATTTGTAGCTACATAATTCCCAGCACTAGATCTAGTAAAAACCCATGATCCTGAAAAATTATTCACAAAAGCACTACCACTTAAAGTAGTACCTGATATTGACAATCTAAACACTGCAAGAACAGGCCCTCCAGCATTATTTCCATAGTTTGGAATAGTTAATGTACCCCCAGAAATACTAGCTGCACCAGAAGTTGTACTAGTTGCAAGAGTAAGATTAGACTGGTAAACAGGAATATTTAAATTGTTAGAAGCAGATAACGTAGCACCTCCTGTAGTCCCATTTGTACTTAAAGTTACTGGATTGTAAGGGATATTTAAATTAGCTCCTGTAAGAGTTGCTGCACCAAAATTATTTGTTGAAACAGTAATAGCACGTTGATATTGAGGAATATTTAAAGATGTTCCTGTAAGAGTTGCTAATCCACTATTTCCATTTGTACTTAAAGTTACTGGATCATAAGGAATATTTAAATTAGCTCCTATTAAACTCGCTGCACCCGAACCTCCTGTTGAAACAGCAATAGCACGTTGATATTGAGGAATATTTAAAACTCCTGAGATTAATGTAGCAGCCGAAGAATTTCCGTTAACTGATAAACTAACAAAATTTCCAGCACCTGTACCACTAATATTCATTGTACTAGCTCCAGTTTCTGTAATTGTTAATCCTCCAGAAGCGGTAATAACAACTGATCCTGTTAAAGTGTTTATAGAGTTAACATCTCCTGCTGTATATTCAGGTATATTTAATACACCATCAATAAGAGTAGAAGATCCAGAAGAACCAGTTGTTGTAAGAGAAATACCTCCACTAGCAATAAAACTTTGCAACGTACCTATCGTACAAGACTTAGTTAACAAACTATTTTCAGCATCAGTTAGAATTAAATAATCCGCTGCATCAAGGTTTGAAATATTAGGATATGCCGATGTGTTGCTAATTTTTGCCATTGTAATTTATTTTACTGCTTCTAAAGGTTTTTCTTCTTCTTTTTTAGGCTCTTTAATTTCTCCAGTTTGCAGATTAATTATTACATTTTCTCCAAACTCCTCCATTAAAACCTTTTCTTCTTCACCAAATCTTTTTTGGATCTCTGAAAGACTCACTATTAAAGAAGCTTTTTTAATTTCGCAATCAGCAATTTCTGTTTTTGCCTTATTAAATTCTTCTTGTAAACCTTGTAAGGTTGCTAATTGTTCTTCGGTTAATTTTTTTGACATTTGATTTAATTTAAATTATTAATATTTAGACAAATATAAGCAAAATAATTCTACTACTATTAAGATATTACTAAAGCTACAGCACTAGGATTTATTAGCTGATCAATTCCATAAGCCAAACCTTCTTCTACCAAAGCAACACCATCAACTCCCATTGTTGATTTAGTCCACTCTACAGAAATTTCATTTGTCAATTCTGAAAAAGGAATAAAGTCCGTTATATTGCTTACGTCTATTTCTATAGAATTTTCGTTATACGTAGTGTAAGGAATCCCTTCAGGATCTAATACGTCTGAGGTTGCAAT